AACAATAAGTTTCAGTCGTTCTTTATCCATATGTAGTTGTTGCTTCACGACCCATTATAGCATAAAAAAAGAGGGGAAGCAATTCCCCTCTCAAATATTTTTACAAGTAATTCACTTACTATAAACGTGTCCGCGATAGCAGAAAGTACCATGGACTTCTTCACGGTCAGCACAATTTACATTGTACTCGACACCACGATATGCAGTATGCATAATTTGTGCGTCATGAAGAGCAGCAGCTTTTTTGATCTGCTTTTTGATGATAGTGAGTGTGTTCATTTGATTGACTCCTAAAGAAATGAGAACGTTAATTCCCGTTCCTTCAGTCGTTTGCGTCCCAGTCAAATTCACACTCTGGTACAGATTCCTTTACGGTCTCTATTAACTCTACCACTACATGTGGCGGTAATTCTGATGTGTTCTCTTTGATTCTGAGCATTAATGCATCAGCATCGGCGCACATCATGCCAGAGTAGAGTAAAAATTCAAACATGGGATGAACGCTCCGTTCCGCGACTTACTTGCGTCCTATGTATACACTCCGTTACATTCTCCTTCTACTTTTGATTTAAGGTAAGCGATTAGATTCAACTTGGACCGAAGGTCAAGGTTTGGATCTGCTCGGATTTCCGTAGATCGTTGTAACCACCTTTCACAAGACATGTGCCACCCATAAGGGTTGCCGTCATTATGATGGGCAAGGGTGAATGCCAGCAGAAGTGCTAACATATGGATGAACGTAGGTCTATTATAGACCCTATATTCTATATAGTCAAGTATTTTTGTAATCTGTGATACAGATTTTACATTTCATAATCTTCTGACTCTTCAATCAACTCATCAATAACAGTTTTTTTACCATCAAGTTTTTGAAGAGTGTGCAAATTAGACTTTTGATATTTTTTCAATTGCTTATATTTTTTCATCAGTCTTTTCATATCTTCCTTAGGAAGTTCAAACTCAACTGATTCTACGTCAAATCCTCTACTCATTTTTGAAAAACCCTACAGACTGAAAATTTTCTGGAAATTTTTTTCCGGTATTTTTGGAATCACTTTCGCTTTTTGGTTTCAGGTGCTTTGGCACCCCAGAGTTTGGGGTTGTAGTTACCTTGACCATACTCAATAGACTTGAGTCCATCACGAAACTTATCCCAATACATGTTGAAGATACTAACTGCTTTTTGACTACGAGTTAGATCGAAACGAATTTCTCCATCAACAATATACTTAACGATTCGGGCATCATTAGGACACTCTTTCGTATTAACTTGTTCCCAGGTTCCATTTTCGATCATGATTTCTACACCATATCTCTTTCTGGAATTTTCTTTTTCTGATGCCGTCCACGAATCCATAGACTCTTCCTTCGTAACTACTTCTTTTTCAAGAACTTTTTCTGTCATAATAAAAATATAAAATTAAGAACGATTTCCCCAAGTAATATTTGGGTATGCCTCAGCAATAACTGGTTGCGTAAGTTTGTATTTGGTAGCAAGTTTTTTGTCTTTACATAGACAAAGAATTTCTGCTTCTAAAGGATGAAGTCCCTGAAGAATGTTAATGAACATAGTCTCTCTACGCAACTTGCTCAGACCATCATTACCACCTTTAATAAAATTGTAAAAATGTTTGAATTCTTTACGAATAGAAGTTCTTCCTTGGTCTTGAGATCCTAATGAATTTGAATCCAATTCATTCATTTTGTTTACAGCATCTCCAATTTTATCGGAAAGTTGTCCACTGTATGCTGTTTGTTCACCTGCAGATGCATAAGGAACATCTCCTTCCGGAAGCATAGAAACAACAGAAGTATCAAAATTCCAAATTAGAATGGCCCTCAATGCAGGGTGATCAAATTTACGAAGTGCTTCAATCTTTTTCGCTTTTGACCTTTGCTTACAAATTACTTGAAGCACTTCAAAAATAAAAGGATTTGCCGGTAAATCTGGGATTGGTGCCGGTGCCTTCTTAGTTGTCGTCTTCTTCGCCGTTGTCTTCGTAGTCATGATAGTTTTCAAAATTAAATGCAATAACCTCATCTGGAATCAGATTGCCCTGATTATCAAACATTTCGGGGTGAGGTCTTGGTACTTCCCGATAGTTCATCATATACTCTCTAGCAGTCCAACCAATCATTGTACCCAGTATTAGAAACAAGATGGTCATGAATGAACCAAAAACTAAACTAACTGCTAACATTTTTCTTTCTCCGGGGTTTAACTCTTTTTTTCTTCCTTGCGCTGAAGGAAAACTCAAAATAGATGTTTACTTCCCGATTTAGAAAGCAAACCATCTTTTCAAAAATAATATGAAATGGTTGAACTTGCTTTCTTTTACCTCCATTAAGTAAAAAATCAACACCACGATTAGAGTGGTCGTTAAATTTATTTATGTCAGGATTTAATGACTCTATGTTCTTTGAGGAATTTGATTGTGTCACTACACCCTCCTAATTTTTTATCATCACAAATTACTTGAGGAAATGTAGATCCCTCACCAAATTTTTGATAAAATTCGGTACGAGTGAAATCATCCCCAAGATTATAGGATACAAACTCCTTTCCTGTCAACTCCAAAACAAGTTTTAATTTTTGACAATAAGGACAGTTGTCTTTCGTGTATACTGCAAAATTCATAATTCGTATTCTTAAGATTCAGATTCAGATCCTGAAACAGGACCTAACGTGGGCCAAACAACTTCTAGTGGATTTGAATATGTTGATGGAATATTTCTAAGTGCCTGAGCATAAGTATCCAATTCAGAAATATTATCAGTAGTTGTTGTTATTCCTACCCGAACTTCACTTTGATACCTCAATACCTTTTCATCAACTTCCTTCAATAAACTATCTCGCTCTTCTCTAATACCCTGCCAAGCAAGATCATTTAAATCAGCGAGTTCTTCTGTTGTTAATGCAATAACTTCCCATTCAACATCATTATTATCCCATGTCAATTTATGAGTATCTGCATTATACTCTGGTGGATCTGATACCGTTGTTATACCTGCACTTGATAACTCATCGGCAGTAAAAGTAGAACTATCTGTTCTTGTAGAACCATCTGATAATCTGATTCTGTGAGGTAAAGTTTCTACGGGATATTCCCCGTTAATTGAATATAGCATTGTTTAATACCTTATAATAGTGTGTAATCTGATGTCATTCTGAACCAATAATATCTAGTACTAGTAGTATAGTTTGGAGATGATCCCTCAAAATACAAATAATAACCACTGCTACTACCATTAGCATCATATACACCTCCCGTAGAACTTGAAGGAGTTCCACCAGCATCATAGTTCCATATATTAGAAGTAGTGCTGCCAATAGGAATAGAAGAATATGAAGTTGTAGGTGGAGTTAAAGTAGAAGTATATGTGGTATACTTTTCCCATCTACCTCTTCCAGTTGATGTTCCTGGATCAAGACTTATGGTTCCTGTAGTCGTATCAACTAGTTCCATATTATCAAATTGTGGATCATTGTAAAAATTAGTTCCTGTTTTATATGCAACATAAATTCTACCCGTTGTTCCACCATACGATGAAAGATCTTCTGAATATGTGTTCCATGTTGATGTAGAATTGGCGTGTCTTTGTCCACTAATACTTCTTAAGAGGGTAGCAGTTCCATTAGTTTGACGCCAATAAACATAAGTAATGCCTATAGTAGAACCATATGCATAGTATCTCCAATTGAAAAATGGAGCTCCAGATGGTGCTGCAGCATCTGCTATTGTTAGATTTTGCGACTCACCTAAAATATCACCACTAGTCGATCCTCTCCTAATTTGAACTTTAACAACATTTGATTCTGATAAATCATCCCCAACAGGTCTAAGGATGAAACTTCCACTATTACTGGTAATAGTAAAATTGCCAGTTACATCTCCGATTGTAAAATCGGCAGATGTTAATGTAGTTCCAGAAACAGTTGCAATAGTATAATACAATGTTGTGCCCCCTGGCACACCAGATGTAGTCACGGTAATTGTGTTATCTGTTTCCTCATTTAAAGCAGTTCCATTACTATTTGAAATAGATTCAACTTGAAATTGAGGCCATTTATCATCCTTCTTTGAATTGTATTGATCAAAAGTATCATATACACCACTCGCAGCAGTTGTTGATGTATTTTGTTTCGGTCCTATTATTCCAGAATTTCTTCTCATTTTATATTACCTCTATAATAACTCTAAAATAACTGAACCAGTGGTGTTAGTATTATAACCCAAATTAGTCAAACCAGACGAAGTTGCAAGAATACTGTGACCAGAATATGCTCCAGATCCACTACTCCAAGATCCAGTTGACGTTCCTACATTTGATGCATTGGAAGATATAAATGATCCTCCTCCACCAGCATATCCACCATTACTATCGTTACCTCCACCAGAGTAACCTCCTGCACCACCTGTTCCGCCCCATCCACCAGGACCTCCTCCACCGAATCCGCCAGATCCTCGGTAAGTAGTATCATAAGCAGTATTAAAAATTCCTCCTATTCCAGGAGAAGTACTTAATATAAAACCTCTGGCAGGTAGATATGCAGTAGCAGTCGTGTTTCCTGGATACCCAGTTGGCACGAAAAGATTTCTTGTATCTCCATGAGCATCTCCTACTCCACTCCATCCTGCGGCACCACCACCACCTGTTTGGTTGTGTCCACCACCAGCTGCTTCGGAACCTTGAGTTCCTCCAGCAGATCCACTACCAGTTTTTCCATTTGGACTCATATTTGCATCAGCTTCTGCTCTACTAGTAGTGGTTCTAACAGAAGTGCCCCCACCTGCAACAAGAAGTGGTGTTGCTGTGCTATTACTCCCAACACTACTAACAGTTGCTACAAATGTTCCTCCAGAACCTCCCTGCCAATAGTTATTTGTTGAATTTGATGTTGGTGCCCTCTGTCCAACTAATATTGCGAGAATATCATTTTTAACTAGATTAAAATCACCTCTAACTTTTCCACCATATCCTATATGGGCGGAACCATTAACATTTTTTCCAGCTGGACCTATGGCAGTTATTCTATAAGTTCCACTTTCAGGTATTTTAAAATATTGAATTCCATTTTGGACATCAAAATATGCAGTATCTGATGCCCATGTAGTGTTTGAATATGCAGTTTGACTTGTTATATCAGAACTCGATGGTGCAAACGGATCTTCATTGGGACTAGTAAATGTAAAGGATGAAAATGAAAATAAAGCATCACCAATAACTTGCGATGCAATTAAATCATAAACTCCTCTTTTATCACTTATATTACCACTTCCTATCAGTCCGGCATTTCTGCTATAATATCCCATAATTAACTAATTTCTTCATAAGAGCAAGTCGCACTTAAATCTCCGGCAACACTTGATTTCAAATAAATTGACATATCTTCTTCCAAATAAATTGAAGTATCTTTTGAAATGACAACGAGAGTTGCATCGGCAGGAACTGATACTGTATGTGTCAGATATGAATATATTGTGCCACCAGCAGCATTCCTAACCGTTGCGGTAATGTCTGCGGCATCTGTTCCATCAATATTTGAAATAATCAACGAATTAATTTTCAAAATCTTACCAGTATTAGTAGCATTCGAAACGATTGCAGAAGCAGTTACTGCAACATCCGCGTCAAATACAGTCTTCCCTAAGATACTTGTTGCATTAATTATATTTGGATTAGCCATTCTTTAGAGAGTCTCCTTCTTATGTTTATTTATTAAGAGTTTAAAAATGCCAAGGTAGTTAATGCGCTACTGCCACCACCACCACCACTACCATTCGCAGCAGCAGTAATACGTCCCTTAGCATCAACTGTAATATCTGCACTAGTATAAGAACCAGCACTTACAGTAGTATTAGTTAAAGACCAAGAATTAGCGTTCTCAACTAAAATATCGCCCTTATTTCCATTACTAACGCCAGCAGTAACTCTGACACCTTCCTCAATAAAAAGTCTTGTGGCATGAAGTTCGATGCAGCTGACAATACCGGCAGATCCAGCATTAATTGTTACACCAACACCAAGATTAAATATGTCATTATTAATATCAAGACTCAAATTATTATCGGATACGATGTCTCCGGTTTGTCTAGTCTTTCCCATATCTATCCTTTTTAGTTATTTATTTTTATGCCTGAGATTCAGACCAAGATATTCTGGATGATACCTGGAATGGTGCCGTGCTGTTGACAGTGCTAGTATCAAGAACTGTTGCACAAACGGTAATGATATCAGGACCATTTGGAAATACACCATCACCACCAAGAACAGAATTACCCATATCAATCAGTCTCGAAAGATCAAAGTCTTGCGTTGCAACCGTTCTTTCACCATTCGAACCAATAGAACCACCAGATGCACGGAACTGATAGATCGTTGTTCCATCCTGAATCGTATCACCATAATCATGAGAAACATACTGCGACAACGATGGAGATCCAACATTATCATATTCAATATTACTGAGTGCTCCATTCAGAATGACGCTAATACGAGCATCATGAGAAACTGAAATTCCCATTTCATTTAACTTCAATTGCATTCGGTTGATGATGTCTCTTTCACCAACCGCACCAATCAAGTTGTTATCAACCGAAGGTGCAAGTCTCAGACTTACAAGAGGAATCAAATCAGTAAGATCAACGTTATCTCCACCAACTGAAGGAGCGCCAATATTGACTACTGTAGCATTAGGAACATCAGGATATACGGCAGGACCACTACGACCATAAGTTCCTAAGAAAATATAGACTCTAAAATTACTTCCACTATAATCAGTAAAGGCAACTGTTTCACCATTCAATCCACCAGTATTAGCAGTATAAAGTGGAATACCGTTAGAGAATTTGCCAGCGTCAGCATTTGAAAAACTTATCCTTAAATACCAAGTTCTTTGATTACCGCTTCCATAACTGACAAGTGATCCGGCAGCATTAGTTGTAGCAGTATCAGCATCACCATTCGTGAATGAAAGAGATTTACCAGATGCAGTAAAGAGATAACTATCGTCATCATCAAATCCACCATCCATAATTACAGAAGTTCCCCAGTGGAATAGTCCTGGAATGTAAGTAGGTTCTCCAATATTAAATGCTTCATATCTTGCAGGAACGTTACCAGTTCTCATGTATGCTTCATTCAATTTATTATTGTGGATAAATTCATGAACATATTTAACATGACCTTTAGTATCCTTGAATCCAAAACGAATCTTACCAGCACCATACCAAGAATAATCAATATATACCATCTGAATGGCATTAATATCTAATTCATATCCAGAAGGACCAGTTCCATCTGCAGGGTCTAATGACCAGAGATGTTGAGGAACTTTAGTATCAACTGTTTTTGTTATAATGACACCACTACTTGCGGTTCCTCTATACTTTGGTTGAATTTCAAGATTAGAATCATCTATAATTCTAGTAACTTTATATGATTGTCCGCGAATTACTATATAATCACCTTCAGAAAGTTGACCAATGAATCTTGTGTTAGTTCCAGAAATACTGTTGCTATTTTTTACAGTATTAATAGTTCCAGCTAACTGAGCGGTAGAAGATCTTCTTACCGCATATAATACGCTTCCATCAAATTCATAGAACATTCCATTTTGATCATCAAATAATCCTCCACGAATACCAGCATCAGTATAATTGGAAATTGTATATTCAATAAATCCTCCAGGATTTGTAGTAGTTGCAGTAACTGTTCCTCCAGCAGTATATGTGAATGTAAACGTATCTGATGAACTTACAGTATGAGTTCCATTATAAATGTTACTTGTATCAATATGAGTAATTGAATCTGCAACAGCACTTACAAAGTTATGTTGTCCCGTTGCCGGAGAAACTGAAACTCCAACATTAACTTCAAAAGTATTTGTAGTAACTTTTGTAACTTCAAGACGCTTTAGTCCGCCAGCGGGGTCTGTGCTTCTTGGATAAACATGATTTGTTTGATGATTATCATATGCACATGTGAATGTAAATGCATTCTCGGCAATAGTTATATATTCTCCAGCCTCAATTCCATGACCGTTAGATGTAACTACTAAAATTCCTGTTGTGGGGTCATATGTTGCGGAAGTTGGATTTACAGTAGATGTTAATTCAGCACCTTTAACCTTTACCGTATCACCAGGTGTAAGACCATGTGGATATTCTGTGGTTATTGTTGCATTAGTAGTTGCATTCGTTCCAACTAAAGTTCTCCCAGGTCTGTAGGGATTAAAGTTGATTGCCATGGAGCACTGAATGCCCTTACCTGACTGATAACGGAAATACTTTCTGGTTTGACGAATAACTTTAGAGTCTGGTGAAGATCCTGCAGTAATTTCAACTCCACCATCAAATGGTCTATGAATAAATGTTCCGTCTGCTCTTACATTTAATCTAGTATCAACAAAATGTTGAACACCAGTAGCACCAATACCAGCGTTAGATTCTAATGTAAGTGAAGTATCACTAACAATTGAAGCAACAGTACCAACCTCATAATCACCATAAATATCAGATGCTATTGGATCTAGAATGAAATTATCACCGATTGCATATGCAGAAGTGAATTTAGTATCCACACCAGTAATGACTTTAGAATCACTTGATGCAGTTACCGTTCCCGCAGCAGCAACTCTTCCGGAGATACTAGCAATTGTTAAAGTATGAGATCCTGCACCTCCAGGAGCACCTAAAGTGTATATATTGCTGAGGAAGTTAGATTCATTCGTTGAAAGTGTCAAGTATTTACTATTTGGAGCATGAACATAATATTCTGTAGCATTAGTGACTCCAGCAATTGTGGATCCACTTACCAATCCATAAGTTGCTTTTTGTCCATCAGATAATCCATGTCCATTCGGAAAGTTAATATAATAAACGCTTGATGTGGCATCCTGAGAAATATCAGTATTAGCAAATTCAAGAACTCTATCTGATAGTCTAGAGTTTGCAGAAATTGATGCAGTAAAAGTAGTAACTCCGGTTATATTATAATAATCATCCGCAATACCAAATGTTTGTCCAGTAGTAAATACTATTGGAGCAGTTCCGGCAGTATTAAAATCATATGGTGTTCCGTCAGTAGTTGTTTTTATTTTAATTCTATTATCATCAACTACATCAACTTTTACTTCATCACCATCACTAAGTGCAATAGAAGTTAGTGCGTCTGCAACTGCCTGAGCAATTGCATCTGCATTTGCCGCAGCATTAGTTGAATTATTATAGGTAGAACTAGAGTTAAAATCATCCAATCCAAAGAGTGCCTGAATGTGCCATCTTGGACCCATTCTATCTCTATTATTAGCACTTATATCTGAACTATTACCAGTATAGATAAAATGATTACCATCTTGATAATAATCTGGCCAAGTAGTGTTCATTAACCATATATCAATAGTATATGAAGATACTTCACCACCCCCATTATATTGATAAGTTACATTCCAACTATAGTTCCAATTTGTATTATAAGTATCAGGAGTTGGATCTGAAAAATTAAACTTAGTTCCACTGGAAAATTCTTCCTTAAATCCATTATACTCATAATTTAATTCATAAACTCTATCAATATCATATGTCGTAGATGAATTTACAGTATTATATGCATTTAGTGCAGCAAAGGTAGGAACCTGTCTAACTTCTAAAATAAAGTCTGTAAACTGATTATATACATACGGAGTTGAGACATGATAAAACCCCATGTTCGCCATATTAGCAGGATAATATAAACTACTACCACTATATACAACTCTTTGACTAATGTAAGGTCCAATATCAATAGCATTTCCAGTATAAAGATTTGATGGTCCTACATTTCTTGGATCATAAAAATATCTTAACAATTGAGAATTACTACTATTGTAGAAATAATAATATCCATATGCTGCTCCCCATCTCATTTCTTGCTGAATAGTTCCTCCACCATCATATGGAGTAATATTTGATCTATTATACATATATCTGGTTTGATTTCCAGTATAATTCATCAACAATCTAGAATGATGATTACTGGACTTCATCGTTGTGACTATTGTCTCACATGCAGTCTTAGCAGCCTCATATGCTGCCTGAGCAGTAACATCATTAGTAGGTGGAATTGGTCCAGAAGAAGTTCCAGGAATTGCTCCACCATTACCGGCAGCTACAGTTATAACTTGATTATTATATAATCCATGAAGAGGCAAATATACATCATCAGACACAGTGTCTACATAATGATCTCCGTCTGGTGCAATTGAAGATGGATTATTAGATAATGTTAATTCCTTTTTACCAACAGTATTTGTAATATAAACACTCGTATTTGTGCTGAATCCATGAGCAGTATCAGTAGTTACTGTTAATGTTGATGGATTTGCAGCATCAGTATTAATACCTTCAAAATGATTATACTCAATAGAAGACCCAGTAAAGAAGGATCCAGGAATAATAGTAGTATATGCAGTTTTTAAATTTCCGGTAGAAGACTGAACTGCAGATGCTTTATAGTTAAATGATGTTGTATTAGGAACTTGAGTTATAATATATTTTCCATTCGCTGTTCTTGATGTTAATCCTCTAACTTCAATTGGGTCTCCAATAGATAATCCATGCTCTTCTGATACAAATACATTAATTACTTCACTATTTGCCGTGGCATTTACTTGAGAAATTCCGTAAATAGATACACCGGGAGCTCTCGTATATGCCGAAGGAATATTATTTACAAGTTCTAAAGTTTCCCACTTAGTTGGTTGCAGACCATATTCAAAGTCAGTATCAATCAGGTTTTCTGGATTAGATACTCTTAATTTACTAACAGGATCAGTAAAAGTCTCTCCAAATTCTACCTTATCTTCAGGAATATCAATAAAAATTTGCAGTTCATCACTGTCACTCATACCTGTAGTATTATATGTCAGCGTTAATATTGTTTCACTATTAACCGCATCATAAGTAACACTACCACCCTTTGCAGGATCAGCAAAATTATAGATTATTACGTTATCAGTTACATTCGTAACAACCTGAAAAGTTCTTAAAGTATGTCTTCCACTTACGGTCAGTGTTTGTGCCGAAGCATCAAAGATATAGTTATAAACTAATTTTTTTGCCATGTTATTGAGTCTTCCTGTCTAGATATTTATATGGTTATGATATGATAATTACCCAAAAGCAATTGCATATGCGATTGCTTCTTCTCTATTAACCAAAGTTCCACCATCGGTTCCATCACTAATAGTATTCCCATTAAGATCTAAATTGCCACCAAGTTGGGGTGTTGTATCATTAACGACTTCAACATTAGCCAGATTTACACTAGTATATGCAACTAATTCAACAATATCATTCTGAGATGCACCTGTTGTTAGCGTAATTGTGGTTCCATTTGTTGCAGTATATTCTGTACTATCAAGTTTGGAACCATTCAAATAAACATCAATATATCCTACATCATAACTTACTGTTCCTGATGGAGGGAATAGTGTGTCTCCATTATTTGCAACATATCTATTTACAGATCTAGTTGTAGAACTTCCCCCACCTCCACCAGTTGCAGTAATAGTGGCAACTCCACCAGAGATAGTTGCCGCTAGATTAGTTCCAAAATTAATAGTTTGTGCGGTTCCAACAACAGATGTATTAGACTGAATACCTACACCAGATCCAGTAGAAATGATATTTGTTAGACCAGATCCATCACCCGTAAATAATGTTGCTTTAACTGTTCCACCAACATCAAGTTTTGCTGTTGGTGATTCACTTCCAATACCTACATTGTTACCAGAGAATATTAAATTGTCGGTAGAAGATTGTATTTTAAAAATGGATGTTGGAACTCCATTTCCATCAACTTTTGTTTTTTTAATAACAAATCCATAGTCAGCACTTCCAGAACCACCGGCAGTAGAATATCCTACATGAATTCCACCATTAGGACTTGCCCATATGTAATTATCTGCAGCATTATAGGTTGAATTCCTTGTAAATATTATAAAAGATCCAGAATATTGAGTGAACCCAGATTGTTCTCTTATAATATCACCATCACTAAAGTTTATTCCTGCCGTTCCTAAAGTATTTGCTATACTAACATTTGCAGGAAACCTTCCTGCCAGATGTCTGGATACATCAAGAGCCGAAACAGAACCATTTCCAGTAGAATCATAAGAAGCAATTGGGTGTGCTTTAATTCTAATTGCAGTTCCTTCACCACTTGCATACGGCCACTCGGTTCCAATTCCAGACGTTATAAAAGTAGATACACCACTTACATTTAAAGTTCCACCAATATCCAAAGTGGATGTTGGTTGTGTTGAACCAATACCAACCTTGCCAGTATTGTAATAAATATCACTTCCACTTGTCGTCCACTGAGAAGAGACTCCACCAGTAGCATTAATGGTGATCTTATCAGATGTAGCATCAGTAATTAAACTAATATTACTTCCTGCTACAAATTCCAAACTATCTGTAGAAGAATCTGCAACAACATCACTTTGACCTGTTACCTTTATAGTAGTGAATGCATTTCCGCCTCCTCCACCAACACCACTTAATTGCGATCCATCACCATAGTAAGTTACAATACCCGCAGTTCCTACCGTCGCACCAGTTCCAACGGGAGTTATCTTTAGATTATTAACCTGTTCTAACTGGTGATTAATATTAACTGACATTAGAGATACACCTTCCTATGTTTATATTTATTGTTAGAATATAATGAATTAGAACGCCATTTCAGTAGTTTCAATCTTACATACCCATCGTATTGTTGTTGATGCCTGTCCAGTTACCGTCACTTTTAATGCACCATTTGTGGTGTCCGCAGTAAAGTCAACATCCCAAGCAGCAGCGCCAGCATCATAAGCAAGAACATCTTTAATTACAGAACCAACAAGTGTTGTTGATGCAGCATTTGCACCTCTCTTAATTGCACCTCTAAACTCCCATGCTTTGGTATTACCAGCACCAGTTACACCTGCAATACAAGTTCCTTTGAATGCTA